ATTCTTTTGCTGAACAGCCTGTAAGTGTAGCTCTAGATGCTTTTGCAGTTAAAGCCTTACTAACTACAGTATCTAAACAAGCAGCTAAGAGAAGTATAGCTACTACCAAGATGGCAGACACAGCTAAAGGTACAGTTATGGAAGGTGAGCTTGCTTCCAGAGCTGCTGCTGATTTAAAAGTAGCACAAGAGTTAGAACGAACTGTTAAGTATGAAGGACCTCTAGTATGGGATGAAGCTATAGGTGCGCATGTACCTAAGGCAAGTGTTACTAAACCAGCTAAGATAGATGCAGCAGAAGTTGCTCCTATAATAGATGATATTGAAGCTGCTGCTCCTAGTGTACAACCTGCGGTAGCTAATTTAAATACCGAAGGTATGATGAGAGCTACTAGAAATCAAGAAGCTTTCCCCGGTGAGCTAGCTCAAGCTAGATTAGCTGCTGACCCTGACTTACCTTATGGTGAAGGTACTACTATAAACACAGCAGTACCATCGAAGTCAGCAGAGCTTAGGAAAGTTGAGGCAGAGATAAATGAACTTGATGAAGTGCTAGTAACAGGTGCTTATGATTTATCAATAGTTGAAGAAGCAGCTATTGATGCTCAAGTTGAAAGATTAATGACACGAAGAGAACAGTTATTAGCAATGCCAGACACTATAGATGATTTTAATGTTGTAGATACTTTAGGTGTTGTTTCTAGAGAAGATATGATAGCTCTAGCCAATGCAACTAAAGAAACTAAAGATGCTGCTAGGAAAATAAATGAAGATTGGATGGATACTGTTGATAATCCTAATATAAATAGTGAGATTGTTTATGCTGAAACAGTTATACCTGCTAAGATTAAAAGCCATGAAGCAGAGATTGCACACTTGGAAGCAGCTATGGCAAATACAGGAAGAACTGGAACAGATAGTGCTTATCCTATAGCAATAGCTGATGAGCAGGCAAAAATAGCAGCTCTTAGTAAAGATGCAACAGAAACCTTAGCTATTGAAAAAGCAAAAGCTGATGTTGAAGTTCCAGTAGCTGCTTCAGGTATAGACTTAACAGGCACAAGAGGAACTGATGGTTCTTTATTATCTACAATTCCTGATAATCTCATGGAAGGGAAATTAAGTACTGTAGCTAGAGGTTCTGATGATTCTTTAGCAGCAGCTGAGATTGCTAAACTATCTAGAGATGAAGCAGCTATGGCAACTAGACGAGCTGATGATGATATTATGGCTGCTGCTACTCAAGCTGACTTGTTTGAGAACGGTAGTGCTGCTGCTTATGAGGCTATGATAGCTAGTCAATTAGCTAACAGAGCTGCCCAGACTAGTGCTGTAGCTACTACTGTACCTAAAGGTATGATGGCTGTATCTCCTGAAACTAAGCTAGCTAAACTAGGTAGCGTAGAAAGAAAGATAACAGACAAAACACCTGTTAAAAAGCAAGAGTTTGCTCCTGTATCAACACCTAAGACTCAGACAGAGACTGTAATTAAACCTGCTAATGTCTTACCTGCTATACAAAGAGTTGGAAGTGCTGCTAATCAATTTACAGGGGATAGAGATATAGATGGCTCTCTTATACCTATAGCTCCAGACAAAGGTATTGATATTGACAAACCTAAGTCAGCTTACATAGATATGCCTCCTTATGAGAAGTCTATAGATGATAGGGATATTAGCGGTGGTAAGGCAAGTACAAAGCCGGGATGGTTTCAAGGTGTTTCTCCAGACGATGATGATGATGGTAATTACTGGAGCGCAGACTTTGAAGATGAGCATTGGAATACACCAGCAGGTGTACAGGAAGCTATCGGTATATGGGGTAGACCAATAGGTAATCGTATTGGACAGAGATTTAACTAGGAGATATAATGAATCAATATTTAAATGCTTTACTAGGAGTTAAGCAAAATGTCAGACCTTCTACTGCTATCAATATAGCTAAAGGAGTTGGCATGTTAGCCAGACGAAGTCCTCATATAATGGCTGCTAGTCTTGCTGCTTATGGAGGAAAGAAAGCTTATGATTATTTTACTGAAGATGAAGAAGAAATTATAGAACCTACTCCGGGAAGAGAAGATTACTTAGCTACTCTTAATAATAAGTTTAGTGATGAAGAATTAGATAGATTTCAAGCACAGTCTAAACAATATGACAGAGGTAACTCATACTAAACGGTGACATTGGTGGGCGAGGTGGATGTCTTTCTTCTTCCTTGTCCTTCATAGTTTGCACACTCCATCTTCACAATCATCTGGACCTGTAGTTATTATGTATTCATCTGACCTACCTGCTGTAGTAGTGGTAGGTAATCTCCCTAAGTTAGCACATGTAAATTGATGAAGCAGGTTGTCATCATCTCGTAGTTCACATCTTTTAGCATATATATTGTAGGCATCTTCAAACTTTAAACTTAATACTTTCGCTCTCTTTGCGTAATCTTCTGATAATCTTCTTATAATCTCTTGCCTACCTGCTTGTGTCATAACTCATCTCCATTTAATTCGATAACTACATAGCTATCTTCCATATCATCATCACCAAAACTCGTGGTGAATCCTCTAACATAGTCATAACTATCATCGGCTATCACTTCATGCTCTACCAGCGCGTCCATTAGGAACTTGTGTACAGGAAATGTATAGTTATCTATGTCTTTCTTTCTCTTTCCTTTAAAGAATAGAATATACTTAGGTGTGAGGTTCTTAAACTTAGGTAGAACCTTTACCCACTCTTCTACTTCTTTGTGATAATCTTGCTTTACCTTGTTCAGACTAAGGTAGTGCATGTTTCTATAGATGTTCATACTAAAGAGATTAGTACGCTTCTTTTCTCCCCTGCCTTTACTATAGGTTGGCAGCTTTATGATGGCTTTATATACCATACCTTTCCCTCGCTATTAGTTACAGTTAAAGTACGCTGTAACCCCCTCTCATGCTCCTGTAAAAGGGGTTCTCATGAAAAGAACCCCAGACTTATCTCACTAACCTACCCAACCAAGCACTAAGGCTACGATTACTATACCTAAAAATACTGTAAGTGATTTGTTAGCCAGTACTTGCTCTATCATTTCTTTCATATCTACTCCTTGTCAAAGTAATTATAAACTTCAGCTACCTTCGGGTAATTAACTACATCGACTAAGAACCTAGGTCCAGTTGAGTAAGCGAACACCTTCATGTCTGGAAAACAATGTTGTTTAAACACACAGTAGCTGCACTCCATAGCAAGCTTTGTGTTGCCTGACTTACCATCAGGTACTAACTCATAGCATTGCTCTGGTCTTTCCTCTCTCTCCACTACTTCTTTGAGATGTTCTATCTGTATTTCAATAGGCTCATCATGCTCAAAGTTTTCAAAGTGGGTACACAAGTGACCGTTGGTTTTATCTATTACTAACCAACCTCCATCTTGTACACCGAGAGAAGCAGCATAACCACGCAGTTGGTCTATGTAACCAAACGGGTCATCCCATCGTAAGCCTCCTTCTTTGAATTTCTTAAAGCCGAAGGGTGCTGCTGTTTTAACATCAATTAGTTTACCATCAATAACACAGTCCATGCTACCTTTTATTCCAGAAACTTCTGCTTCTGCTTGTTGGTGTGTGACTTCATGTCCAGCTAGTTTAACAAGAGCCAGTACTAACTCTTCTGTAGCATGTCCGTATAGAAACTTCATAAGGGTACTAGGCTTCATTTGTTCTTGAGGCATACCTTTGTGTACATACCACAGGAATCTCTCCTTCCTGCCTATGTTAGACATCCGTAAGGTACGCTTGTCTTCTCTTACCTTGAGTACATTATCTCTAAGCAGCGACTTCATAGATTCTCCGAAGTCTTCTATTACTTTATCTACATCTACATTACTATCTGCTTTACTAGAAGACAGTACTCCATACACATCTTCTACTAGTGTGTTTATATTCTTCATTGGTTCTCCTCCAAGAGTGGCGTATCCATTTGTAGCTCTATTAGTTTATCTATATACCAACGAGCCTTCCTCAAATCTTGTATCCCTGACTTATCTTTATACCTACATGTATATTTAATAATGTTGCCTTCTATAAAACTAAGCTTCTGGTCTTCGATGAAATCAGTAACTTGTATTTTACCCTTGTTGTAGTATTTAGGATTAATATTATTCATCGTTATCCTCCCTTATAAATATTTCCCAGTATATCTCACCTATTATTTTCCTGTATTCTGCTTGGTCATTATACTTAGCTACATCTATTGTACTAACTATTTCAGCAAACTTTTCAACAAGTCTTCTTTCAATAATATTCTCATCCATTAGTGTGTTTCCCTCCATGTTGTTCCAATCTTGTAATCACCATCCAAAGGACAGTTTAGTTTAAAGTCTTTACCTGCTCTGCGTACACAATTAACTGCCAAGTCACCGAAGAAAGCTGCTTGTTTCTCTGCTACTTCCACTTGTATCTCGTCATGTATCTGCCCTACTATCTTGTAATCTATCTTGTATACCTGACTAAAATGGTCAAGTAATACAACAGCGCGCTTCATAACGATAGCACCTGCTGATTGGAGGAGGGTATTCAATGCTGCGTGTAAGCTTCGCACATGTAATACCCGACCATCCAAACCTATAAGCGACCCACTATTAGCAGACGCAGTAATTCTAGTTCGTAGTTTCTTAAGAGCTGGTGTATTTTTAAGGAAGTCCGCCTTAAGTCGTTTACCATCCTTAGCTGTTCCTCCGACAACGCTCCCGATTTTGCTATCACCTGCTCCGTATAAGAACGCATAGATGAATGTCTTTGCTTTATCTCTAGTGTCAAGATTTGCAGCTCTTTGATTTGCTGTGTGTATGTCTCCATTAATCACCTCGTTGGTGTAGTCTTCATCGTTCATGTAGTGCGCAAGCATCCTGAGTTCTAAGCCTGACGCATCCATACCTACTAGCTTGTAGCCTTCTGATACTGTAAACAATTCTCTACAGTCTTCACCATAAGGTGAGTAACTAGCAGGTACTTGTGCTAGGTTAGGACTTGAGTGTGTCATCCTACCTGTCACAGCACCACAGGTATTTACCTTACCGTGTATTCTACCTGTGTCATCTACTGCATCTATCCATGCGCTGACTAATCCTAGTCGCTTCTGTAACATTAGGTACTTAGCTATAAGTTTACCTTCAGGTATCTCTATGTTTTCTAGTACAGTCTCTGATACTATAACTGTACCTAGTTCTGTAAACTCTTTAGGTGTCCAGCCAAAGTGCTGTAGGTATCTAGCTATCTGTTGTCTGCTGCCTAAGTTAAACTCTGGGTATATATCATGTCCCCATTCAGTATGTGTATCGTCTTTCCAATGTGCGCCTTTAGCTAGTTGATTCATGTATCTCTTAGAAGGAGTACCATCTTTATTCATACACTTATCACCGGGATGATTAAGCTCTACCCATACAGGTAGTGGTTTAAATACCTTGCGTACTTCATCTTCTGCTATGAACATCTCTTCTTTAATAGAAGCTAGAAGATGAGTAGCTTTTCGTAAGTCAAACTTCCAACCATTCTGTGTTTGCTTATGAGTTATCTGTGCTACTTTATGTTCCATCTCTAGTGCTGGCTTAGACATCTGCTTGCTTGTGAGTAGCCTGTGTAATTTAACAAGGACATTAACATCCTGCTTACAGTACTCACCCATCTCATCTGTATAGGTAGACCAGTCATTGTAATCACCTTTAGGAAAGTTTAATCTAGTACCCCACGCAGCTAAGGAATGACCTCCTTCCCTACTTGGGTTGTCCAGACGACTCATCACCAAGGTATCTTCTACATCACCCCACCATTCAAAGCCTAGGAGTTTATCTAGAACAGGTAAGTCATAGCCTATAATGTTATGACCTACTAATACCTCAGCATTAATCTCTACTAACCAAGCAGGGAAATACTTAACTCTATCAGGTGTCCAGAACTCAGACACATCTTGTCCAATTACCTTAGCAGCAATACAATGTATAAGCGTAGGGTCTAAGCCATTAGCTTCTATGTCAAATGCTACTTTCATTTCTTTTTCTTGGCAGCTCTTTCTGCTTTTCTTTTTGCTTGTCTAGTGGATAGGTGTAGCTTACGCTTGGCTCCTCTCCTTCTCTGTGTAATTGCCTGTGATTTTCTCATGACAGTAACTCCTCTAAATCTACAACTACTTCAGTTATCCTACCTGTTTCGTTGTCATAATGTAGGTGTCCAGTTTCTCCTGTTTCACCTGTGTATCTGTTTTTAAGTACACGCAGCTTAGTTACATTACGCATCCAGTCATCCTCGTGTTGTTGGTTACGCTCTAGTGCTATGACTATATTAGATAGTTGTGCGATACCTTGGCTACCACGCAAGTGTGTAAGGGATATCTCACCACCTTCTTCATGGGTAACACCTTGCTGTCTACTTAGATGAGAGATAACAAACAAACCTATGTTGGTTTCTACTACTACCTCACGGAGCTGTGTCATTAGCTGGTCTATACTTCTACGCTCATCTATCTTGGTGTCGCCTGACATGACTAGGTTTAGATGGTCCAGGATTATCCACTTGATGTTCTGTGCTTTAGCCATAAGCCTGATACGACTGACTATCTTTTCTACTGACAGCTCCTTGCCTTCATACAATGACAAAGCTTCTTCACCATCTTCTCGTTTGAATAGCTTATCAAATGCTGCGGTAGCTTCATGCTCTGGAAAGTTCTGTCTGACTTCATCTAGGTGATAGGGTGTAGACAATTCAATACCTACTAAGCCATCGATAGTACGCTCGGTAGTTTCTTCTAGATGTATGATACCTACCTTGTCTTGTGTAGTAGTAAGTAGGTGATGTTCTAACTCTCTGATAACAGATGACTTACCCATACCTGTACCTGATGTGATTGTAACTAACTCACCTAGTCTAAAGCCTTTGGTCTTTTGATTAAGACATACCCAAGGATAAGGTACTGACTGTACACTTGGTCTACTTATCCAGCTATCTTTTATTTCTGTTGCACCAACTATATCACTAGGCATATAAGTCTTGGCTCGCCACCAACAGTTCTCTAAGTCTCTGACTAATCCTGCTTGTAGCATGTCGCTGACATCTTTGTAACCATCTGGATAAGACATTATCTTTATCTTATCTGGACTGAATATCTCTAGTGCTTTATCAATAGCTTCTTTACCTGCTTCATCTGCATCGAAAGCAAGTACTATCTTCTCAAAGGAATCAACAAACTCGAATGAATCTTTGAGTGACTTGACTACACTTTGCGCACCATTGCGTAGACTAACTGTTGCCCACTTGCCATTGAACACTTCGGCTAGTGACATACAATCTATCTCGCCTTCTGTAATAGTTAGGTACTTACCTCCTGCATCCCATAAGCATTCACCAAACAAACCTACATCTTTAAAGCTGCCTGTTATATGAAAGCCTTTAGTAGCTACATCTCTTGTCTTCCAAGCTGCAATCCTACATGACTTATCTGTGAATGGGTAGTGGTGTTTGATTACCTGACCGTTAGTTCCATACTCTACCTTGACTTTGTACTTGGTAGCTATTTCTTTGGATATCTTCCTGTCGGTTATGGCTGCGTGTACACCTTCGCTTACTGCTTCTGCGTTCTTCTTGAACCTTGGTTTGTAGCTGGGTGTGCTTTGGTTGTTGTCTGGAAATACATGGTGTGAACAGGCGTAGCAGTGTGCTGCTCCATCTTGGTATACTACTAGGTTATCACCTTTAGTATCATTACCTGCTTCTCTGCATTTTGGACAAGCTTCTCTATGGTCTTCCATTATCCTCCTCCGATAATTATAAGTGGTTACTTAGGGCAACCAATCCCACATACTTTGAGGAGGAGGGAGGCTGGGCATGTGAGCCAGCTACCTCTTCTCCTTTAGTTATACTGGACTTGTATCAAAGAACTGGTCATCAGCTTCTTTCTGTCCTTCGTATCCTTGACCCATTTCTAATAGCAACACACGCTTAGCATATGGAACCATGCCTGCTGTTGGATGCTCTTTAGTTGTGAACTCTACTCTAACTGTAGAGCCACTAGGTATTTCATCATGCCAACGCTCGTTCTTCCCTGTAAAAACAGGTATGTCATAACGACTAGTGAACTTTCTGATTGGCTCTCCCTCGTACTCCTTTACTTTGACTCCAGCTTTATCAAGCATGTCTGCGTTGAATGTATCCAGAGTTATCTGTAAAGAATACTTATCAGTTGACTGCCCCTGATAGGTGTCGAACTGAGTAAGTGATGTGTTAAAAATAGTGGTTCCTTGTACTAACATATTATCTCCTATGTCTTATTGGTAATTAAACTGCCATTCTAGATTGGCTACACAATCAGCGTAACCAATCAGGTATATCTCTTTGTTAGCAGCTTCTGCTTTATTATGTAAGGTAAACTTTCTTATGGGTCTATCGTGTTTACAGTCAAGCCAGCCTTGCTTATAATACTTAGGCTTGTCACTTAAATACTCAGACTCATCCTCCATGTTTACCATACCATAATCTGTCATCAGTTTATTGTATGCTTACTATCAAACACTCCATCTACAAAGTTCATACCACCTTTTATTTCACTAAAGGGTAGCTGTTCTAAAGCTATAGACAGTAATCGTTCTGTTGAAAAACCTTCTACTTTATCGTAAGCATCCTCAACTGTCTTACTAGGTACACTTAATATAATATCCATGTTGACTATTACATCGTGCATCTTTTTTCTTTCCATTTAACACTCCTATTTTAACATAGTATTTAACTATTAAACTACCACTTACCAAACAAAAGTTTAAATAACTTAGGAGGCATGTCACCATAAGTTTCTTGAAAGGCAGTTTTAACTGGTACTCTTGGTAAAGTATTACCTATCTTTTGACTTGGCTTAGATAGTTTCTTGTAGTCTCTAGTTTTCTTCAGACGTAGCCATAAAGTTTTAGAGGATAAGTTAGTTAGTTCTGCTAGTTCTTGTAATGTTACTATTCTACCATCATCAAGAGTGTAGTATTTTCTTTTATAACCATCATTGTGTTTCTTTGGCATCTTCCTCCTCATCTCTAGGTTTAGGAATCATGTGAGGATTTTCTTTTTGATAGCGTTCCCAGTATTTTAGTGAAGGCTCAAGTCCTTCTTCTTCTAGCCATAATACATATGCTCCCATGTAACTCATACTAATCTCCTATGGTTGGTATATAACTTGTTCTGATTCTTCAAAAGCATCTACTAATCTGAATCCTCTTTCATCTTCATCTTTCTGATTGCTATATCTAGCATGACATATCTCACATTGTACAATCTCTTCTACTTCTTCAGCTTCATAGATTTCATCTGTGATTTCAGCACAAGCTCGCTCTTCTTTCTGGTAGTCGCCTCGCCATAGCCTAGTCTTAGCTATTTCTTCAGCGACTTCTTCAGACCCAGCCTCTATTTCATCTTCAAAGTCGTAGGTTTTATCTACTTTTATTCTGACTGTGTATGTATTCATGCTGCTAACCTTATGTTTTCTAGCATAGGTAATACTTTCCTTACCTTCTGCTCTCTAGTAATGACAGTAGCTGCTTGATTAGCTTTGTTTCTAAACTCAGCGTGACTACTCCAGTCAGTCAATGTATTGTACAACGCCCACAAGTTAGCACCCATGTCATCTTGGTACTTAGCATAGATGTTATGTAGGTATTCACCTAGCACCTTGCTCTCGCCAGCTAAGTTAATGAACACATTATTAACCTGCAACTCATTGACTGGTATATTAGGATACTGCTTCCAGTACTCTGCGTTCTCTGTGTAAGTACCTAAGCTCATCCTAAGTTTGTTGACTGCAACCTCTGGCTCTAGACTCTTGGTATGCTTACCATAAAAACTAGAAAAGAAATTACCTATCACTTGTCCATTTAAACAAGCAAGTCTAAGCGCACCTACTAGTGACATGAACTTCCAACTGCCATCGTAACTATTAAGAACAGAAATCTTCAGGTCCATTGGGTCATCCTTTCTAACTTCTATTCTATGAGCAGGAAAAGTATAGGTAACTACAGTTCGCGCACCTCCGTGTGACTGTTGTATATCTCTTGTCATCCCAGTCGTATCTAATCCACTAAGGTATATCGCACGCTCGTAGTCAGGGATTATGTCTGCGTTCTGTATGACATTGTATCCTTTACCTACAATAGAAAGTATATTACCTTCATCATCTACTACAGCTTTGTGTGTATGTATCTGCTGCTCGTACTCTTCTCTAAAAGGTACACCATTTGGGTATCGGTCCATATAAGTTTCTTCTACAGTCTTAACATACAATGGTTCTGTATGTACTTTGATAAAGTCTTCTGCTGTTAATGCTCTGCCTTGTACATCTGTCAATGTATTAGCTGCATCATATCTATAATCTGCTACTTGTAATTGAGTAGCATAATCATCTGCTATTACTTCTAACATATCTATCTCCTATATTATTATTGTTTACTGCCACCTACTCTGTTCTCTTCAATGGCATCCTCTACTACTGGGCAGTCGAATGGATTATTTTCCAAGCGACAATGCCTAGTTACTTCACCATGTGGTTCGTGTATTAGTATCTTATGTTTACACTCACTACAATCGTATCCTGTTTCCCATACATAATCGTACAGTTCTAGCAGTTTATCTTTGACTTCATTAATTGTCATAAGTTCTATCTCCTAACATCTTAAGCATCTGGTTTATAGTATCCAGACTAGTCGCAATAGCTAGTAACTTTACATCATGCTTGTTAGTAACTGCTACTAGTTCTTGTATAGTTACACGCAATCCATCAACATCATCCATCAAGGCATTAACTTCTTCTTGTCTATTGTCTATTCTTTCTTCAAGCCTGTCTGTAAAATACCTGATGTCTTTATCTACATCTATATATGCCATACTAATCTCCTCTATTAAATTAAGTGAGCAGTTTATTATCCTCAATGTGCAGATATAAGTCATACTCAGGACTACTAACATAGATTGTACAAACTCATGGTTAGTTTCTTTCTCTAGTTTTTCAGGACTTCCACCATTGGCACTAGACACCGGTAAGATGTGTCGGATAAGCTATACATATTAGTACTCTTAACTCTGGCACAAATAAGGTGAGCAGTTTAGCTTCATACTCAGGAAGCGAAGTGGCGCCTCGTAGTCTTGTTCCATTTCCCAAGGCAGTTACATGTACATTGCCTATACATACATGTGCCACAAATAAGGTATGTAACCTATAACAAAACCCCAGACAAATCCATTGAATCTTTCTTTGTACTTAGGGTTAGTGTAATGTTCTATTTCATTGATAAAGACTTTATCTTTATCTCTCATGTTATATTTCATAGCTACTCCTTATCTCTGATAGTCCATAAGACTTCTATCTTTTGAGACTCGACATCTCTAATTTCTATAAGATGGAAGCCTTGGTCTAAGTATTGTTTAGCTACATGTAGAGCATCATCTCTGTTCCAAGACTTAGCATCATTGAATTTAACTTTGACACCATGCACTGTTACTGTAAACATAGTCATAATTTTAGCTCCTTTAAGTCATTGTCTATCTGCTGCTCCCAGTTAACAGGAACAATAGCACCATGTAATTTATACAGGTCTTCATCTATTAACTCTGTATATAAGAACACATTGTCTTCATCATATACATTACAAACTAATTCACCCCATTCAGTACGTCGTACTTCGTTAGGTGGTATTGATAATACTGACATAATAATCTCCTTAATAAAATCCCAGACGAATCGAACCCTTCTATTTACTTCTTCATCAAAGTAAAAGACAGAGTGTGATAGTCATAAGACACGAATAAAAATATAGGGAATCCGAAGACTCCCTATACTTAGTAAGACTTATCTTTTCTTAGGCGTCCAATTACTGTCAATTTCTTGACCTCTTGCGTTCATCTTAGAACCCTTGATTGGTAAGACATAATCTTTTTTGAACAACTTAAGATGTGATTCATAAGCAGCATCTCTAAGTTCTTCTAAGTCTTCTGCCTGTGAGCCTAAGTCATGTAAGTAACCTTGCAACTGTTGTATCTTATTAGCTGTAGATTCATCACCTTTAGAATCATCTTTAAGGACACTCCATTCAGCATAGTATTGACGATACTTACCATTAACATATCGCAAATCATTAGTAAAGCTATAGCACATTCCTTTTAAAACTCTGCCTTGAGTTGAGTAAGCTATATCATTACTATTATCAAGACTAAGAGCTGTAATAGATTTAACTACAACATTAGTGACACTTGGTTTATTTTTATCTTGTTTCATATTTTCTCCAGTTATGTACTCGAAGTTAAGTACATGGTGAAGGACTATCTATTTATAGCTTATGTCAACCCTAGATAGACCAAGTGAGGAACCTATGTTAAGCTTGCGCCAACATAGGTAATGAGCGTTGGTCTACCTAACGGGTTTACATAAGCTATAAATTGATTTATAGTCCTCCATGAACTTAACTTTGAGGGAATAACTGGTGCTAGAAAATATTAAACAAGATACAAATAAACCTTATGTGGATACAATGTTGTAGTTAAATCTCATTACACGCCTCTTCGTCTTAGAGAATAGTAAATGATATAGCTTACTCAACTCAAGGCTACTCCGATTATTTCAAACAGTTTTAAAAGGCTAATGTGCTAAGCTTTACTAATGATATTAAGATATAGTTAAAGGTAAGTAGTGGCAATACTATAGCTGAATTGAAGTGTTCTTAAAGAGGATAACTAAAGGTAGATGAACCTACAAGCTAACAAGATACAACAAGTTACTTTGGTTACTCATGACTTAGGGTTACAGCATAAGACCTAGAAGAACTAGATATGCAGCTTATGAAACACATCAGTTGTTCATTATGTCTTAACCAATCAAAGGGTTCTATGATGTACTCAAGAGGTACAAGAAATGATATTAATTGGACAAGGAAAGATTAGTCTTACTTTGTATAGAGAGTCTACGGATTTCCTATATTGACATGAAGTGTCTTAAATAAATTAATAGATTCATCACCTTATAGTGACTATCACACTCTCTTTTACATCAACTTCAGAGGATAACAGTTAAACTCTGGTCAACATTGGTCTACTACAATAGTCTGAACATACCCTAGGGTAGGGACCCATGTTAGCGTCAGTCTAATATAAACACAATCACTAGCAGATGAGAGTCGATTTCGGCATCATAAGTAATACTTATTAATACTATAGAAAATAGAAGTAATTATTAGTTTACAAAGCAGTAAAAGTATGCTAAACTCTTACAAGTTTGTTACTTAAGTTACATACGCAAGCCTAGTACAATCTAAAACAAGCAGCAGGTAGTTATTCAGATTCTTTTACTTAAATACTAACATGCGTGTAACCTAAGTATGCTATACTTCAGTTTTTCCTTAATGTATTAGGTTATGACTGAACACGACAAAAGAAGAAATAATAAAGGTAATCCTGCTTTGTATAAAGG